GTGCTGTCCGTCTCCAAGGGCGACAACCTCAAGTACTCCGTCACGGCGCTGAAGCACGACCCGACCAAGTACACGAGCCTGGGTCTCAACACGGGGGATGTGGTGACGCGGGTCGGCGTCACCCCTGTCACCCCCACCGTGACCGGGCTGGCGGCTGGTAGCGGCGTCATGGTCCTGAACGACCGCAAGTTGCAGACCCTGACGGCTTCCTGGAACCTGGACCTGGCGCGTGGCTACGCTGCCCAGGCTCAGAACGGCGCCGGACCCTGGCGCGACATGACCGTCACCGGCGCGTCTGCCCTGCTGGTGGACATCGAGCCCGGCGTGTGGACCGTGCGCGTGGCGAGCGACTGGCGGGAGCAGGGCTGGAGCCCCTTCGTCACGGCTACCTTCACCGTGACCGACTCCAAGGCCATCCCCCTGACGGTGCAGCAGGCGGACAACCTCATCCAGAACCCCACCGGCGAGATGGGCACCATGCCCGGCTACGGCGGGGCGCTGGTGGTCTCCGACGCGGGGAACAGCTACGCCGGAACCTACTGCCGCAAGCTGGACGCCTCGGCCACCAACCAGACGGCCCTGACGCCCGTGCTGCCCTGCGTCTATGGCGACCAGTTCTCATTCGACTGCTACGTCAAGGGCTCGAATGGCACCGTGGCGGCGCAGCTGGTCCTCAAGTTCACGGACGCGACCTCCAGCGTAGTCGGCACCTCCACCAGCTCCGCCTTCGCTTCGGCCACCTACCAGAGCACCGGGGCCTTCCTCGGTGCCGTCCCGGCCACGGCTGTAGGCGTGCAGGCGTTCATCCAGGCGTCGACCACGGGGGCGAGCCAGTTCCTCTACTTCGACAACCTGAGCCTCCGCCGTGCCACACGGTTTCAGCATATGGAAGTGGACGCGGGGTTCAGGTCCGCCAACGCCATCAAGAACCTGCTGGGGACGGGGACCACCTCCGACCGCACCTTCTACGCGGGTTCCAACGACGCTACGACCAAGGGCGGGGCGCCGAATATCGGGTGCCTGACGGTGACGCCCCAGGTGGTGGACACGACGGCCCACTGCCTCCATGTGGACCTCAAGCTGCAGCCCACGACCTACTCGGACAACCTCGACAGCCTGCGCTACGCCCAGGTGACCCTCTACGGCCAGTCCGCCCCGGGCACCACGGCCACCCTCACGGCCATCGGCAAGCCGTTCCAGGTCTCGCTCTCTGACCGGACCTACAACAACACCACCGACAGCAACGCCCGCAACGCCTCCATCTCCTCGGGTGTCTATGTCAACGCCGGTATCTCCGGGTCCTATGTCGCCATGAAGGTGGTGATCTGGAACGCCTACGGGCCGTCCGACACCCACTGCTACTACTCTGGTAGTTCCTGGACCGCCGGGTCCGCCCTGACCGACAACGGCACCTCCTGGCCCGCTGGCATCACGGGCGGCACGGCTGGCGGCACGGACTCGGGCGGTGGCGGCGGTGGCACCTGCCCCGCTCCCTGGGTGCTCGTGGACACGGACAAGGGGCCGGTGGCTGCGGAAGCCCTCAAGGTGGGCGACCTGGTGCTCACCTACCACGCCGGGACGAATACGCGCGGGCTCTGGCCGCTCAAGGCCGTGTCCACCCAGGACGACACCGAGCGGTGGGACCTGACGCTGGTGGACGGCCTCGTCCTCACCTTCAGCGTCCACCACCGGCTGTTCCTTTTAGATGAACGGGTGGTCGCCATCGAGGACTTGGAGCCCGGCATGGTCCTGGCCGGGGACGCTTCCCGGGTGGTGGCCGGTGTGGCACTCCGTGACCGTGGGCTAGTCATCGCCCTGTCCGTGGACATGGCCGCCACGTTCCAGACCAGCGGCGTCCTCAACAGCAACGTCAAGCCCCTCTAATCGGAGTGCATATGCGCCGGATTATTCAGATCACGGACCCGAGCGGCACCCCGACGGGCGGGCACATCTTCGAGGCACCGGACGCGGCCTCGCTGGAGGCGTCCATGGCTTCGTTGCCTGAGGGGTGCTGGTTCGAGGTGGCGACCGAGTCGGACCTGGTCATACCGGTGCCGCCGCCCGTGGAGCTGCCATGAAGCCCACCGGCCAAGCCTTCCGCAACTGGAAGAAGGCGGAGACCCGCAAGGGCCACCGCCCGAAGGACTGGACCGCCCACTGGTACGCCACCCACCCGGAGGACACGCCGGGGACACCCAAGCCGGAGGAACCTGGGCTGGCCGAGCGGCTCCGGCTGCTGGAGATTGAGTGCAGGCGGCTCAAGTCGCTGGCCATATCCCACGCCATGGTGCGGAGCGAGATCGTCAAGGTCTCCCATGCCAAGGCCCCGGCGCCCCGCTGGCTCACGGCCTTGCGCCCCGGCTCGGCCAAGTCCCCGGGCGTGCCCACCCTGTTCGCCAGCGACTGGCACTGGGGCGAAGTCATCAAGCCCGAGCAGATCGGCGGGGTGAACTCCTACGACCTGCCCACGGCCCACAAGCGGGCCCGGGCGCTGGTCGAGAACGCCGTGGACCTGCTCAAGAACCACATGGTCAACCCGAACTTCCCGGGCATCGTGTTCATCCTGGGCGGGGACATGGTCTCCGGCGACATCCACGAGGAGCTGAGCCGGACCAACGAGGAGCCCATCATGCCGGTGGTGCTGGACCTCCTCGGCGTGCTGGTGTGGTGCATCAAGACCCTGGCCGACGAGTTCGGCGCGGTGTTCCTGCCGTGCGTGTCCGGCAATCATTCCCGCATCACCATGAAGCCCTTCGCCAAGGACCGGAACCACCTCAGCTTCGACTGGCTGCTCTACCAGCTGCTGGACCGCCACTTCCAGGACGATCCCCGCGTCACCTTCCAGATCCCGGACGGCCCGGACGCCCTCTACAAGGTCTACGGCCACCGCTACCTCCTGACCCATGGCGACCAGTTCCGGGGCGGGGACGGCATGATCGGCGCCCTCGGACCCATCATCCGGGGCGACCACAAGAAGCGGAGCCGGAACGGGCAGACGGGCACGGGCTACGACACCCTGTGCCTGGGCCACTGGCACCAGCTGATCCAGATGCAGCGGCTGATCGTCAACGGGTCGCTCTGCGGCTACAACGAATACGCCAACGCCGGCAACTTCGGGTTCGAGCCCCCGCGCCAGGCGCTCTGGATCACCCACCCCACCAAGGGCATCACCTTCCAGATGCCGGTCATGGTCGAGGCCGAGCGGGTCGAGACCGGGCTGGCCTGGGTTTCCGTGCCCGGGAGGGCGTCGTGACCAACATCCTCCAGACCGCCCTCGACCTCACCCAAGGCGACCGGGCCGCCGCCTACGGCACCCCCAAGGACAACTGGGGGCGCACAGCGGAGATCGCCACCGCCATGCTGGGCAAGCCCATCTCGGCGCAAGAGTGCGTCCTGGTCGCCATGGCCATGAAGCACGCCCGGCTCCGGCAGACGCCCAACCACATGGACTCGATCATCGACCTGGCCGGCTACGCCTGGGTGCTGTCTGAGGTGGTGCAGCCGTGACCGTCATCTGCGCCATCAAAACCAAGGACGCCGTCTACCTCGCCTCCGACTCCCTGGCCTCCTGCCAGTCCAGCAAGTCCGAGGTAAGCACGCCCAAGGTCTTCGCCGGGGACATCTACGCCCTGGCGTTCTGCGGCTCCTACCGCTTCGGTCAGGTGCTCGCCACCTTCGTCCCGCCCACCCGCGCACCGGGCACCCCCCCGGAGGACTTCATGTGCTCCGAGTGGGTGGACGCCCTGCGCGACCACCTGCGCAACAAGGGGATGCTCCGCCGGTTCGAGGAGGTGGAGTCCCTGCCGGACGGGTCCGCGCTGGTGGCCTACGAGGGCGGGCTGTATGTGTTCCAGGAAGACCTGGCCGTGTTCCAGGTCACCACCCCCTACATCGCCGCGGGCTCGGGTGGGGACTTCGCCATGGGCGCCCTGCACGCGCTCCAGGGCAAGGTGAAGGCACCCCAGGCCCTACTCAAGGCGGCCATCAAGGCAGCGGAGGACAACTGCCCGTCGTGTGGCGGGGCGGTGCAGATGGTGGTGCATAGGAAGGGCTAGGCCAGCAACCCCGCCAAATGCCCCCCGATCACCTGAGCCCCCGCCGCCAGTTCCGGGCTGAACTTGTGGGTATAGCGCCCCGTCTGCGACCGTGCCGCGTGACCCAGCAGGGCGGCAACCGTGGCGGGTGAGACGCCCAGGCTGTCCCCGGTGCTGGCAAAGGTGTGGCGCAGGTCGTGGAGGGTGGTGCCGCGCAGCACGGGGAGAGCCTCGCGCATGGCGGCGTAGGAGCCCTGGGGGTTGGCCCAGCCGCCCAGGACGAAGCCGCTCTCCCGGGGCAGGGCTCGCAGGATCGCCACGGCCTCGCGGCACAGGTAGATGGTTTTCTCCCCGGTCTTCCGCCCCGTCTTGTGGTCCTCGGGAGCCAGCACCATGACCCCGCCGTCCAGGTCCACGGTAGCCCATGGCCGCTGTTGGATGCCCCCGGGCCTGCTACCCACCAGCTCGCCCACGCGCATCCCGGTCAGCAGGAGCAGGCGCACCATGGCCGCAGCCTGCCAGGGGTGCTCCACGGTGCCCAGGGCGACAATCTGCGTCTCCGACAGCCGCACCTCGCGCCTGGTGCCCTGGGCGCTGTCCTGCCCTACCACGGGGTTGTCCAGGCCGGGGCGCAGGTGCCACAGGTGGGCGCGGCTGAACAGCCGGGACAGCGTGGCCTTCAGGTGCGGGGCGTTCCCCTTGGTGACGGACGCCAGCAGTTTGGCTACATGGTCCCCCGTGATGGCCGCCACGGGCAGGGCTCCGATGGCCGGGAGGATGTCATGGTCGATGTAGCGTTGATACCCTGCCCCGGTGCTGGTCTTGACCTTGCCGGTGGCGATGTATTCAGCGGTGAAGCGGGCGCACAGGTCTTTGACCGTGACGGCCTTCTCCACCTTCCGCGCCCGGTCGCCCTGGGGGTCGGCGCCGTTCTGGATCTCGCCCCTCAATATGATGGCTCGGTCGCGTGCGGTCTTCAGGCCCAGGTCCACGCGCAGCTTGCCCAGCTTGAACCAGCGCGTCTTCCCCTTGCGCCCTCGCGGGAACCGGTAGACGAGGTAGAAGGTCCGCTGCCCCGTGGGGGTCATCAGCAGCACCAGGCCGGGGGTGGACGGGTCAGGATAGGTTTCCCTGCGCCCTGTGGCCCTGATAGCCTTGAGACCGGCCTCGGTCCAGATGATTGGTTCTTCCTGTTTGGGCATGGAGCCGTTCTAGCACGGTTCGCACACGGTGGGAAGAATAGCGCAGTATTCCAGGGTAGTCACAGAGTGGCAGGTATTCCAGGCAGGGGACTTGCGAGTATGGCAAGAGTAGTGCAAGGGGCGGTCTTAATGCGATGGGTGGTCACATGAGAAACGGGGCCGAAATGGTGGCCCCGTTGGTGTTCCTAGATTGTCGGTGATTTCATTCGGTACCGGTTCGCGCACGGGCTCAGTGGCGCTTTCTCTTTCGGGAGCACACGGGGCAGTCCCGGGTTATCCCCCCATGTGGGCACCCATCCCCCGCCCATGGTCGGAGAATCCTGCCCTCGCCTTGACATTGGAGGCAGGGCTTCCATTCCCTGACATCCATATCCCAATGCCAAAATCCTTTCTTGCCATCACAGTCTGGGCATTGGACTCTCACGCCGCCCCCTTCCCCGCCTCAACATAGGCGTCCAGGTCTCGGACATCGTAGCGCACCGCCCCTCCCATGTGCGTGACCTTCGGGCCTCGGGACTGGTAGCGCCAGTTCTCCAGGGTGCGGCTGGCCATGCCCAGGTACTCGGCGGCTTGTTTGGTGTTCAGTAGGCGTTTCATGGGGTCTCGGGATGGTGTGTAGAACTATTCGGGATTTCCGAAGGGTTGGGATTTGGACAAGATCAGTTGACGAACCACTCGTCAACCTCGTAGGTTTCGGTGGGGTTGTTGGCGCGGAGTTGATCGCGTTCCTGTTCAGCCTTGATGCGGGTCTGGTAGGGAGCGCAAACATCGTCATGCGGTTTGGCGATTCGGAGAACGACATAGATTTTCAAGGAAGACTCCTGGACAAGATCACTTTGGTTTCGGTGGGAGTTCAATTCGCTCGATGCCCATTTCGTCGCAGGCTTCCCACAGCCCACAGTGGCACTCGGGGTAGTAGGAGCATCGCCAAGAGTCATGGGATGCGTTCTCTTTGAAGTGCTGGATAGCGGTTGCCAACTTGCGGGTCAGCGAGGCATTGGCTTCCTGAAGCCTGCTGATCTCAAATTCAGCGGCGACCATTCCCACAGATCCAGTGGGCGGGTTGGGATGGGGTTCTCCGCAAGACATGGTTCTCCGTTCTGGACAGTTACGGCATCAGCGTGTCGATGATTTCAAGGAGATCAACGGCACCCTGCCTCTGGCCTTCATCGGGAACATTCTCTGGCAGCGTATCCATCGACACGAATACACGGGCACCGGCAAGGGCATCTTCCAGCGCATTGACCCGAACCTGAAGCGTGTTGACTTGCTCCAGAAGGTCGATCTCTAAGCCGGTGGTCAGGGTGATTTTCTTTTCTTCGGCCATAGGTTCCCTTTCAGGGATGGGGATGGTTGATGGGCGAGATCAGAGCTTCTTCAGTTCTTCGGCAGAGAAACAAGGGGCGCGTGACCCGTCGTTCGCAGGAGCAGCTACGCCGTCTCGGTCGATCAACACCCTGAAACTCTTGCCGTCAGCCATCTGGCAATCACTGACCGTCCCGGTGAGACACACTCGGTCGCCGGGCTTAAATTTCGGGGCGTCGACCTTCGTGCATTCGGACGCTTTGACGCGCAGGATACCACTGGCCCCTGCGTCGATTTCCAGCCACAAGACGCCGGGGGTGCAACCCACCGTTTTCACGCGACCCGTAGCGTTGCTTTCGTGGCGAACTTGGTCACCATTCTCAAACTTCATAAAACCTCCTTGTGTGGTTGGGGGTCACAAGCTGTCGATCAGGTTTCTGAGATATTCGCTGGCGTTGAATGTTTCGCGCTCATCACATTCGTGAATTGGAACCCGCCGCCGGGCCTTGAACCCGGTGCGCCCCTTTGGTGGTGTCGGCGGGATGGATCATGGACAAGATCACTCGCCGTAGCGAGAGCCATGGGTGGGATAGTTGGGGGAGAAGGAACCGACACACTTCTCACCGTCATAGAGCGTGAACGAGTGAGGAGTGCCGCAGCAGGAACAGCCGAGCGCCGTGGAATCCTCGCCGGTCACACGCTCCCATTCCTCGATGGCTTCCTTGAGTGAAAGCCCTTCACGGGATGCGCTGGTAGCGAGGGCACCAAGCCAGCGACCTTCTTCGTTGGGCTTGAAGATGCCGTTCGTTTCGTCCTTATTCCAGTTCACCTTCCAGCCAGCGGCTTCAAGGTCAAACCAGTTCTTGTCGTTGAGCCACCACGACCCGCCGGAATTGTTGCTTGAGTATTCGACTCGCATTGAACCTCCTTGGTTCACGGTTTTGGACAAGATCAGGTTCGTGGGTAGAGCTTGGGATAAACGCGGTGCCGGTATTCGGTCAGTTGCTCGGGGGTCATCAGTTCGCAGGCAATTTCCAGTTCCTTGCTCTGCCCATCAAATCCCCGGCTGAGGTTCCGGTATGCCACCCGAGCCCGTTTGATGACGGGCGCCCAATAGGACCACCGGGCGGTGTGATTCATCTCCACTTCGACTTCGTTCAAGAGGGTTTCAATGTGGTCCATCGGGTATCTCCTGGACAGATTTACTTCGGGTTCTTAAGGGAAGGCAGCACGCGGGGACCGCGACCACCGACGAGGGATGGAGGGCAGGCTTTCCGTAGATCCAGTTCGTCCAGGTGGGCCACATACCTTTGCGTGGTTGCGATGGTCGAGTGCCCCAGCAACTTCTGCACCGCCACCAGGTTGCGGGAGTACATGTAGGTCGTGAACGCGAAGGTGTGGCGCAATGCATGGGGGCTGACCCGCTTCTTGATGCCGGCCAGGTCTGCCAGGGCCTTGACGATGCGCCCCGCCGATTTGGTGGTCAGGCGCCAGGAGTCCCGCGCACCCATGGCCCGGTCTTCGGACTGGAACAGCGGGCCGATGTCGCCACGCTGGCGGTTCGAGGCCTTGAGGTAGGCGTCCACGGCCTTGCCCACCTCGGGCCGCACCGGGATCATGCGGTCCTTCCCGCCCTTTCCCTGGCGGACGTGGATCGTGGTCCCGCCGCTGGCGTCCGTGCGGAAGTCCCGGATGTCGAGGGCCACGAGTTCCGCCACGCGCACCCCAGAGCCCAGGGCCACGATGGCGAGGCAGTAGTCCCGGGCGCTGGTCTTCTTGGCGGCGTCCAGGTAGCGCAGGATCTCCTCGGCGCTCAGGATCTCGTGCGGGGTGATGACGTGGGTCTTCGGGACTTTAAGCAGGTAGTTGGCCTGATCCATGTTGATGTCGTGGCCGCGCAGGGCCGCGCCCCAGGTCAGGAAGGAACGGACTGCGATGATGGCCTGGGCGTGGGTTGCTGTGCCCCGGCCATCGGCCAGCAACTCGCTCCGGTAGTTCATCAGGTGGACGGGCTGGAGGTCCGCCAGGCGCTCGGAGCACATCACCCCCATGGCGGCGGTGATGTGGCGCCGGTAGCCCCGGGCCGTCTTCTTGTTTGGGATCTGGGAGGTCAGGAACGCCTCGATGACCGTGGCGATCTCAGCGGTTGGGCTAACCATCGGGACCGCGCCAGACATAAGCGCAGGCTCGGTCGCAAGGTTCCCTTCGATCTCGTAAATGGGACTCATGCCCCCTCCGCCGTCTCGTCCACCCACGCGCAGTACCGCACGGGCTCGGCACTGGCCTCCATGAACGGCCTGATCGCGCCGCACTTCGAGCAGAGGCAGATGTCGAAGCCCTGGCTGGTGGCCATGCGCTCGTGGTCGCGGTAGTCGCGCTGGGCGTAGAAGCGCAGGGTGTCGAGTTCGGCGCGCTCGCGGATGAGGGCGGGGGTGGTGGGGGGTAGGCTAGGCATGGGGGTCAGTTCTTGATCTCAGGCCGCAAACTGGACGCATCGAGCGGCAGGGCGCCCAGCGTTTGCTTCCCGCCTTGGCCCACGGAGACCAGGAGTGCCCAGGCCGCGATCTCGGTGCGAAGGCTGTTGTTGATCGCGTCGAAACCGTCGCTCATTACGGCCAACTTTTCGACCTCCAGGTGCCCGTAGCGGACATCGTGGATCGCGTCAGCGATGAGACTGCGAAGGTCACCCACGGTCTTTGGTTTTTCGAGCATTTTTGATCTCCTGTTTAAGTGCGCGGATTGCGCGGGTTAGTAGTAGTTGTTCTCTTTTTGCTTCGATGAGTTCGGGGGTTAGGTCGCTTTTATGCTTTCTAAATAGACTGGCTATATATTGGTCTCTCAATTCTTCAGTGGCTTTACGGTGGTTGTTTTTAGTCCTTTCTGGATTAGCCTTTACCCATTCTTTGGTATATTCTTTATACTTTTCTTTGTTTAATGAATATTTAAATCTTGCATATTCTTGATTTCTTTCTTTGTGTTTTAAATATTTTTTGTGCCGTTTGTTTTTTGCCTCTTCTGGATGAGAAGTGCGCCATTTTAAATCTTTTTTTCTAGCAAGTTCTCTCACCCTACCTGGGTGATCTAGTGCCCACTTTTTACCTATGATTTTTCTGCACTCTTTGCAATAGGTATCAAGTCCATCGGGGTTGCTTTTATTTCTATAAAATGGGCCTGGAAATCCACATTTCGGGCACTCCTTATCGCTCACGCCGCCACCCCCCGCTCCGTCAGCGCCTCGCGGATCAGCCGCTTCCGTTCCCGGTGCGCGGCGTCCCACTTCTTGCGGGCTTCCAGGCGCTTGGCCTTCTCCTCTGGGGACTGCTTGCGGCGGTGTTCGGCCTGCTTCTCGCGGTTGTATTCCTTGGTGCTCCACTCGGGCCGCTTGGCGGGGCGGGCATATTCCACCTCGGCGCGGCACACGAGTGGTCGGCGGTCGGCGTCTTCGGTCTTGGGGACCGTGGCCAGCATCTCCAACTGTTCCTTGCGCGTCACCCACCACTGGAAGGCGCGGTGCCAGGCGATGGCCTCGGGCCAGTTGGGGTTGAACGGCTGGGGCATCTCGGGGCGCTGGGTGAGGTGCTGGGCTAGGGCTTCGGCGGGGGTCATCTCAGAACCTTTCATAACCCCCCGCGCCACACCGGGCAGCGCGGGGGTGGGTGAGGGTCAGAAGGGCAGATCGTCGTCCGTGCCGGTGGCAGCGAGGGGCGCGGCAGGGGCCGTGTGGACGGGGATGAGGACAGGAGCCTCGCCCTTGTAGTAGCCGTTGGTGTTGACGTACTTCCCGTCCTTGCTCTGCTTGTTACGGCTGGTGAAGGNCACCAGTTTGCCGATGGCGTTGCCGAAGCGGGTGGGGTCCACCTCGCCCTTGGTGTTGTAGATCTCCATCTGCTTGACGAACTTGGTGAGCGTGGAGAGGTTCTCCTGCGCCTGGTCCTCCTGGCTTTTCTTGCCGTCCGGGTTGGTGTTGTTCGGGTCCGTGGAGATGAGGATCTCAGCGACGTGGCCGTTGTTCTGCACGGTCACACTGAAATACTCGCCGTCTCCGATGACCTTGACGGACAGGGCGGTGACTTCGCCGGTCACGCCGTTGACGTACTCCTTGAGGGCGCCCGGGAAGGGCTTGCCGCCCCCAACGGGTGCGGCGGTGCTGGCGGTCTTGATGGCATCGAGGGTCATGCCGGGGATCTGGAAAGCGGCCATGGTTTGTGGCTCCTGTGGGGTTGTGGTGGGTTAGGCAGCGAGCTGCGTGAGGTGGTTGATGAGGGCGGACCGCTTCTTCGGGTCCTGGAGGCTGGGCAGCACCTTGGCGTGGCCGTCCTTGGTGATGCGGGTCCAGTTCTTGGGGTCAGGCATGGCGCCGTTGGCGTGGAGGTAGGCGGCAAGCTGCGCGAGGGGAACCTTGAACCGTCCGGCCAGGTCGGTGATCTCCGTGCACTCCTCGGGGGTGCAGAAGACCGTGGGGCCATCGGCCACGGCGTCTCCGAAGGCCTCGGCCTCGGGGCTGATGGGCGCACCGGCGGGGGGTTCCATATGGCTGAACACCTCGCCCACAGACTTGGGGGCTTCACGCTCGGCCCGCATGGCGTCGGCGGCCTTGCCCGCGGCTTCGATGCGACTGGCGGTGGTGACGGTCCCAGCCTGCGGCCCGGCCTCCACGATAGCCAGGAACTCGTCGGCGGAGCCCTGGAAGATGCTGGGCACCCAGGGTAGGCCGGCACGCTGGGTGTAGTCGTCCGGGGTGGTGTCCACGCACCAGCCGACCTGCTCATCGAACCGGGTCTCGGCGGTCAGGACGCACTTGGCGGGGAGACTGCCGGCGGACTTGCCCAAGCTGCCGGGGACGATGCGGTGGACCTTGCCCTGCTCCTTGGCCTCGCTCCGGCTGATGATGATGCCAGGGATGGGGGACTTGAGCATGGCGCGGACCAGTTCCATGGCCTTGTTGCCGATGGTGCCGTAGTCCTGGATCTGGAGCGGGAAGCCCATGTTGATCATCTCGGGCATGATCTCGGTCAGTTCCGAGTAGCTGTCCAGGACGATGCGGGTGTAGCCCTTCTCGACCAGGCGGGGGTCCTGCACGGCCTGGATCGCCTTGTCGAAGTCCACCTTGGTGTCGATGTCGAAGACCATGGCGGCGGGGTTGATGACCTTCACGGTCCCGCGGCACTTGGACTCGGGCGCGAGGTAGTAGGGCTTGCCGCCCTGGGCGGCGAAGAAGGTCTTACCCTTGCCGCTGAGGGCCTGGATGAGGATGACGGGGCGGGTCATGTAGTTCTCCTTTAGTTGAGGTAGTGTTCGTGCGCGTCCCAGTAGTCCTGGAGCTGCGCGTGGTATTCGGCGGCGGCTTGGTTCTCGCGCTTCATTTCGTCCAGTTCGGCAGCTGTCAGATACCAGAACGGGTCCTTGGTGTAGGTGTGGCTCTCGTGCGTGTAGCCCTTGCCGCCACAGAACGAGCAGGCGCCGGAGAACACGGGGCCGTAGGTGCCGGTGCCGAGCATCCCCTCGCGGCCCGTGCCGTCGCAGCGGGTGCACTCATGGCTGGACATCGGCGGCCTCCTGCTTCTTTTTCCAGTAGGCGGCGTTACGCTTGGCATCGCCGTTATCGGGGCGTTCGCGTTCCATCTGGAGCGAGCAGACGCCTTCGGGCGGCGTGCCGTAGCCGAAGATGTCCCCGCCCATGCCGAAGTGGGAAAACTGGCTCACACCGCCGCCTTCGGCCTGAACGGCGCCAGCAGCTTGGCGAAGATGGACTGCTCATCCTCCCGCAGTTGCTCAGGGGAGAAGGTGCAGGGGTGCGCGGCCTCGATGCGGTCCAGCGCCTCGCGCTCGGCCGGCGTCTCCGTGGGGATGGCCAGCGCGGCCTCGAGTTCCTCGATGGAGTGGACCTCGGTCCAGGGCTCGGTGCAGATGGCGCGCAGCGCCTGGGCGCCGGGGTTGTAGACGGGGCGGGCGGCGATGGCCTTGCACACGGTGTCGAGGGCGTCCACGGCATCCTGGGCGCGGCTGCGGGCCATCATCCAGGGGGCCAGGAGCCCGTCGTTGGTCGGGTTGATGTAGCCCAGGGCGTCCTGGACGTAGCCGGCGACGACCTCGCGGGCGATGGCTTCGGTGGTTCTCATTCGTGTCCCTCCTATGGACGGTTGGCTTGCATGACTCCAGTATTACCCTCCCGCTAACACTGTCAACGCCAGTTTCAAAAAAAGACGCAAAAAAAGACCCCCTGTGACAGGGGTCACATTAACGCTTGAGTAGTAGTCTATTCGTTCTTCAGCGCCAGCAGTGGCTTCTCCATCCAATCGAAGTGAACGGATGTGGGCCAGTTGTAGCGGATCAGCGTCTTGCCGTCCTCGGCCCAGACGTAGGCGACGAAGGCGTGGTCGCCCAGGGTCAGTAGGGTGCCCTTCTCGTATGGCGTGACGGTGACGTGCTCCAGTGCCCTAGTGGTCCAGCTGGTGGCGATGAACCGCACGGCATCGTCCGGGGCCCGGCGGGACGTGAAGGCCGGCGCACCCTGGCGCAGCACCTCGGGGGCCGACGCGCACCCCAGCACGAGCACCAGCGCGGAAACTGTAACACAATTCCTCATACTGCCTCCTCGAGCAGCAACTCTACCGCATCCAGTGCCCATTCCGCATCGTCTCTACTTGCGAGGAGGACGACCGGGATCGGTGCCGGCATCACCAGGCTCGCCACCCGGCTTGGCCCCAGGATGATCCGACCGGCCTGCGCGTGCGCCTGGAGCGCCCAGAGCGCGTACGCGATCCACGGCCCTGAATACATCCTCGATGATGAATCGCCGCTGGTCATCCGTCAGATCCTTGGTAAGCACGCCCTTGATCACCATGGACGCGAAGAACCGATCCTCCTCTGAGTGATCGGACAAATCTTGTCCAGCATACTCCCGCCCAGGGTCATCAATAAACTCGGCAACACTTACCTTCGTGAGTGCGGAAATCTTCTGGAGCGTCTCCAGTTCCGGCTTCCGTGCCTTGTTGTTGAGCCACTGTCGCAAAGTGCCCAGGGTGGTTCCGAGGTCGGCGGCCACTTCCTCCTGGGTCTTGCCGGTGCGCTCCTGGTACGCCTTGACGGCGGCCTTGAGGCGGACCTGCTGGGGAAATCTGCTCATGGCCCAAGTATGAGCGGCAAGGTCATTAATAAAATGTGACCCGAGGGCTTGCAGTGTTAGCGCGGCGGTATTACCCTCTACGGGATGACCGACCTTCGCTCTATCCTCCGTGACGCCGGCCTGACCCCTCGGGCGCTGGCCCTGGGCTCGGGCATTGCCGAGGCGCATATCCACTGCATCCTGTCGCGCACCCGGCGCCCATCGCCCGAGACGGCGATCCGCATTGAGGAAGCCACTGGCGGGGCAATCGCGCGGGGGTTGCTGCGTCCCGACCTCTGGCCCGCTCACGGCGTCCCATCCTTCCCGGAGGCTTCCTGATGAACCCTCTGGGCTTCGACTCGCTCGGTCTGCTTTGCGGCGGCCTGCCAGGCGGGCGTGGGTGCGAACAGTGCCTGCCAGGACAGCTTGACGAACTCGATGACTTGACCCATGGGGGCCTCCTTTATGCAAGACAGCATCATGTGCGGTGAGGTGGAACTCAACCCCTCGACTTTTGCCGTCAAGCGATGGCTCAGGATGGCTTGCGACCGGCTGCACCTCTACCCGAAGGCCATGTATCTGGAAATCGGTGTGGATGCTGGCACTTGGAGCCGGTGGACCAGCTACGAGGACGAGCGCACGGTCCCCATGGGCTACCTCCCCGCGATCCTCGCCCTGCTCGATGAGCAGGCGTTCTACGACCTGCAAGACATCGTCCGTCCCCGGAAGTCCGAGTCCGGCTTCCACACCGTCGTCCCCTCAACGAAGAAAGGCCGCCCAGCGACGGGCGGCCAGTAGTTCAGGCGCATAGGAGGCGCCACATATGAATCTTAGGTCCATTTTCTCCAGCTGGCAAGACATCCCCCTGCTGTTCTGCGTCTTCCTGCTCGTGCTGCTGCTCCTCGACGCCATTGGTGTCCTGTGAGGGCCGCGCTGTTGTGCCTGCTTTGCCTGCCACTGGTGTGTGGTGACCGCTCCACCTACGAGCACCACAAGCTGGTCCACGTCGCCGCCGGCATCGCCGTCTACGAGGTCTGCAAGCTGAACGGCGCGCCCAAGACCGGCGTGGCTCTGGCCTTCGGGCTCGGCATCGCCAAGGAAACCTATGACAAGCGCCACGGGGGCAAGTTCCGCGGCGGGGACGTGGCTTGGACCAGTGGGCCCGCGGCGTTCTGCTTTGCGGTGAGGTGGTAGATGGTCTGCCGCTCCTGCAACGACAAAGGCATCGTCCCTCGTCCCGCCACCGACCAGTTCGGCCACCGTCTCGAGATCGACCCCTGCCCCGTGTGCGTGGTGGTGGACGGGCCTTCCAAGGGGGAAGTGGTGTTCCTGGTGGCGGCGTTCATCGTGATGCTGGCCGCTGTGGCGACGGTGTTCCCATGAGCAGAAACACGTGGAATAAGGGGTCAAAAGAACGCGCCCGCCATGCCCTCATTTTGTGCATCCAAGGGCGCACCTATCAATCAATTGGGCATGAACTTGGTATTTCAAAGTCTCGCGTTCAACAGATAGTCCGGAAGGCTGTCCACGATGTAGCCCCGTCTGTTAAGACCGCCTGGCGTTATGGGTTCAAGCCCACAGCACGGTTCATCTGGGAAATGAAAATGGCCTATTCCCTTGGGCAGCGTATTTCGTTCATGCCAACGGTGTTCCCATGAGTGCGCCGGCCTTCATCGACACCATGAGGATGCGGAACCTACTGAACCGTGCCGGGGACGAGTTCCTGGTTGGGCACTTCGCCCAGGCGGAGCTGCTGCTGGCTGAGGCGTGCGTGATGGCAGCGCATGAGCGGCGGGTGGCGGAAGGGGAGGTGGGCGCATGACCTTCCCCTCCGCACGCGCCTTCCGGGACATGGGCCTCTACCCTTTCCCCCTTATTGATGCCCAACCCAATGACCCCGACACCGGCAAGAAGCCCCGTTTCGATGACTGGCAACCCCTGGCGATCTGTGCCACGGATGACCAGTTGGACGCCTGGGACCGCAACAACTGGAACCTCGGCCTGTCCCTCGGGCCCTCCCGCCTGGTGGTGCTCGACTCAGACACCCCCGCGGCTGACGAGTGGGCTGCAGAGTCCCTTCCCCAGACCCCCTGGATCACCCAGACCGCGAAGGGGCACCACCGTTTCTACCGTCTCCGGGACGAGGAAACGGCACCCTCCAACAAGGTGCGCGTCCTGGCGTGCGGGCTGGACCGGAAGGCCAACGGCGGCTACGTCGTGGCGCCCGGGTCGGTTCACTGGACCGGCGTGATCTACGAGGCCCTGGGCGACTGGACCGTCCCGATCCACGAGTTGCCTGTCTACGATGCCCGGTGGTTCCCCGAGCCGAAGCGCCTGGCGCGCCCCATCCCCCACGCCATCCAGCGCGGTGACGGCCCCGTCCGGCGCGCCATCGCCTACCTGCGGAACGTGCCCCCTGCCATCCAGGGGGCCGGCGGGGATGCCCACACCTACCGCGTGGCCTGCATCCTCGTCCGGGACTTCGACCTGTCCGAAGGCGATGCCCTGGCCGCCATGATGGACTGGAACGCCACCTGCTCGCCCCCATGGGACGCGGACGACCTCGAGGCCAAGCTTCGGAACGCGGCGCGCTACGGCACCGGCGGCTTCGGCACGAAGGTGGAAGTGGCGCGCCCGAGTGGGCTGAGGTGGGCATGACCGACGCCGAGAAACTCAAACCCCTCCAGCCGGTCGTGCCAGTGGCGCCCCTACTGGCCCAATCCATGGGCAAGCTACTGGACGCCCCGGTCCCGCCCGTGGACTGGCTCATCACCGGCCTGATCCCGCGGCGCGCGCCTGGTTTCCTGGTGTCCGTTCCCAACGCCGGAAAGTCGTTTCTGACCCTCCAGATGATCGTGGCCATCGCCACCGGCCATTCGTTCCTTGGCTACCCTGCCAGCGCGCCAATGGGGGCCATCTACCTGAGCCTCGAGGACCCTCAGGACGTGGTCCACCGGCGCCTGAAGGGCATCGTGGACGTGCTGCGCGCTGCGGGCGAGTGGAACACAGAGGACGACAAGAACCTCCACGCCAACGCCCTCCTGCTCACTCCCGACTGGGGCGCCGAGGCGATCCAGTTGGATGAGGACCGCTTCGCTGTCACCCCCACCACCTATCTGCCCAAGCTCATGCCCACCATCATGGACGCCATTCATTCACTTGAAGAAGCGGGTGTAGCCGCTGGTATGTTTGCCATTGACACCTTCGCGGCGGCATCTGAGGGGGATGAGAACAGCGCGCGCGACATGAAGCCTATCCTGGCGGCCACCTACCAGCTCGTGGGCAAGACCGGATACTCCTGCATCATCTGCCACCACACCGCCAAAGGGCAGTCCGGGGCCCGGGGGCAGACCAAGCACACCCTGGACGAACTCATGTCCACCGACTGGGTCCGCGGCTCGAGCGCCATCCTGGGCTCGGCACGATTCGTTCTCCAGTTGGCCCCTCTACGCTCAGACCAGGCCGAGAAGGCGCAGTTGGACCAGGAGAAGGCTCGGCGGGGCGGCTACCTGGTCTTCGGCGCCTCCAAGCAGTCCGTGGGGCCGAAGGGCGAGTGGCGCGCCCTGGAGCAGGTGGACGCCGGGGAGACGGGTGCCGGCTCCTGGCTCCCGATGGTCAACTCCCTCGAGGTGATGGCCTCACTGAAGGGCAAGGCCGCCATGGATGAACTGGGAACCCAGGACGCCCTTCTTCTTGCCATCCACGAAGGTGGCGCGGATCAGAACAAGGTCGAGCTTGCGCATCGTTTTTGTCCAATAGCCAAGGACAAGGGCGCGGCTTTCCGGCAACTCGTCCACAAGGCGAGGCGTGCCGACTTTATACAAAAGGGCGGACTGGTTCTGACGCCCAAAGGTGCTGCTCGGGTGAGGGCGTTTGCGGTGGAAACGGGAGACGGAAACGATGATTAGCAACTTCAATCATTTTTCTACATCGTGCGTTTCCATCACTGGAAACAAACACAAACGCGTTTCCCGTTTCCACACCCCTATAGGGGTGGAAACGGAAACGGGAAACGTTTCGAGGTCCAGATGAACTTCTACGCCCCCCCACTTGGTGGCATGGTCGCCCCTGCCCGACCCAAAAAGAAGAAGCCCTCGCTGGTCGCTTCCGAGTTCCAGATCCAGCGAGCGATCCAGGACGCCTTCCGGCTCAAGTTCCAGATCGCCCTGGTCCACCCCGACCCAGGAGCTGGTCGGGTGAACGGTGGCGGAAGGTTCTCAGCCCTCCCCGCTGGTTATCCCGACCTGGTCGGAATCGTGCCCCCCACTGGACGCTTCCTGGCCATCGAGGTCAAGGCAGCCGGGAAGGTGCCCACCGAGGCCCAGGTGATGATGCTCGACATGATGCGCGCCAAGGGCGCTATCGCCTTCTGGGCTGACAGCGTGGCCAGTGCCCTGGCGCAGTTCGAGGCGGCGAAGGGGGCGGCGGCATGAAGGTTACCACCAACACCACCCCGGGGCTCTCGTTGAAGGTGGGCGACAAGATCACCTTCGGCTTCCCGGTGTTCGGGTGGCTGAAGGGCACGAAGTTCTGGTTGGCCCCCGGGCGCCGGATTGTGCCCTACCCGGTGCAGGAGGTGCAGCCATGACCGGCTATAACGTCCCAACCTCGCACTATCGCGCCCTCATTACCCGGGATCGCCTACTGGAGAAGTTCGGCGTGCGCTACGCCCGCTGCTCCTACTGTGGCCGTGAGCACTCGCCCACGCCCAAGGGTCGGTGCAAAGGATGCGCGGCGCAACTGCACCCCCTGTTCGGCTACTACCTGGGGATGCCGGTCTACATCGTGGACCCGACAAAGGCCGCGGACCTAATGCGGGTGCTCGCATGACCACCTGCCACAAGCCCCCCTACAGCAAAGCCCGCGCCTTCGACCTGGCAGCCCGCCGCGAGGGCGAGGTGCCCATACTGCGGGGCACGCTCCGGCCCTACTACTGCCCCGCGTGTGGCTACTGGCACCTGACTTCGTCTGAGGACAGGCGGAACACATCTCGGAAGCGGGAGGAGGCGTCGTGACCACCATGAGCGAGGCCAACAAAGCCAAGACCCACTGTAAGCGCGGGCATGAGTTCACCACAGAGAACACCTACATCATCCCGAGCACTGGATCGCGCTGCTGCCGGGCCTGTGACAAGGCCAAACATAAGCGGTACACCTCGCCAGAGCAGAGAGAGTCAGCCAAGGCCGCCTTTCGGAAGCACGCCAACAAGCCAGAAATCAAGATCCGAAGGAGGCACCATCGGGAGGCGATAAAATCCGCCCTGTTCGAGATGTATGGCTGCACTTGCGCTCTGTGTGGGTTCTCGAACCCCGACGCACTGAGTCTGGATCACGTCCTTGGCAACGGCGCGGACGAGCGGGCAGAACTCGGCAGTCAGTGGATGGTCTTCAAGCGTGCGCTCTCTGAATATCGGCCCGAGGAATACCGCATCCTCTGCATGAACTGCCAGTGGTTGGAGCGCAAGCGGCTCGGATGCCATGGGCGTTCTCGATGGATCTTGAAGGACGGTGCAGCATGACTCCCAAACAGGAACGCTTCGTACAAGAGTATCTCGTGGACCTGAACGCCACCCAGGCATATAAACGGGCAGGCTATTCCGTTAAAGGTGCGGGTGCGGCAGTAAACGCTTGCCGATTACTGGCAAATGCTAATATAGCCAAGGCCATTCAGTGCGCCAAACTCGCCCGCGAGGAAGCAACTAAGATCAGTGCACAGTATGTTTTACGCGGTGCCGCTGAACTGTTCGAGCGGTGTATGCAGAAGGTTCCGGTGATGGTATACGACCGGGAAAGCCGCTGCATGGTGCATGTGACCGAGGAGGTTCTGGACCGCAACTCGGGCGAGCTGCGCGAGGAAGGCGTCTGGAAGTTCGACTCCTCTGGTGCTGCTGCTGCCCTGAACATCCTGGGCAAGCATGTGGACATTCAGGCCTTCAAGGACCGGGCAGAGGTCGAGCACACCGGCGGCGTCCAGATCCACCTCCCCGCGAAGTTTGAGACGGCAGAAGCATGGGAAGCCGCAGACGAGGAATAAGGCCACAGCGGCGCCAAGTCCGCTTCATCTCCTGCCCAGCCAACGAGGTGTTGTATGGCGGCGCCCGCGGTGGCGGGAAGTCGTTCGGCGTCCTTCTGGACTGGCTGGAGCACGAGGCGAAGTGGGGTGCCAAGGCCAAGGGCATCCTGTTTCGGCGCACCATGCCCGAACTGGAGGACATGCTCTCGAAGGCCGAGGCCATCTTCCCCACCGCTGGCGGCGTGTTCAGGGAGCAGAGCAAGACATGGGTCTTCCCGTCCGGCGCCAAGTTGAAGTTCCGCTATCTAGAGCAGGACAAGCACGCCGACCGCTACCAGGGGCATGAATACAACTGGATGTGCTTCGAGGAGGCCGGGAACTGGCCGAACCCGAAACCGCTGGACAAACTCAAGGCCTGTCTGCGTTCTGCCGAGGGCGTGGCGCTGCGCCTGGTGCTCACGGCTAACCCTGGGGGCGTGGGGCACAACTGGCTCAAGGCCCGGTTCATCGACCCCGTGAAGGCGGGCAAGATCCAGCACCTGGACGGCAACTGGACCCGCGTCTACATCCCGGCCAAGGTCACAGACAACCCGGCACTGCTGAACTCGGACCCCGGCTACATCGAGCGCATTAAGGAGGCTGCTGGGTCGCCCGAGATGATCAAGGCGTGGCTGGACGGATCCTGGGACATCGTGGCTGGCGGGATGTTCGATGACGTGTGGCGCCCGTTCCACGCCCTCCCAGCGTTCGACATCCCCAGTGGTTGGCGGATCGACCGTTCCTTCGACTGGGGCAGTTCCAAACCCTTCGCCGTGGGCTTCTGGGCCGAATCGGACGGGACCGAGGCGAAGCTGGCCGACGGGTCCACCAAGGCATGGCCACGAGGCACCCTGTTCCGCATCGGCGAAATCTATGGTTGGAACGGCAAGCCCAACGAGGGGTGCCGGAAGTTGGCCGTCGAGGTTGCCCGGGACATCCTGGCCTACCAAAAGGATGTGCTGTGGGGTGGCCGGGTGGTGCCCGGACCAGCCGACAACTCGGTCCACGACGCAGAGAACGGGGTATGCATCGCGGACGACATGGCGAAGATCGGCGTGCGCTGGGAGAAGTCCGACAAGTCGCCCGGGAGCCGCAAGACGGGCTGGGAAGCCATGCGAAAGCGGTTCAAGGCCGCCCATAAGACCCCCATGGAGGACCCGGGCCTGTTCGTGTTCGACACCTGCCGCCAGTTCATCAGGACGGTGCCCACTCTGCCCCGCGATCCAGTCAAGTCCGACGACGTGGACACCCACGCTGAAGACCACATTGCCGACGAGGCCCGCTACCGGGTGCTTGCGGTCAAGCGCCTCGTCACCGTCAGGGAGCTCCGCCTATGACCCCACGCGACCCCATCGAAGTCCTGGTGAGCCACCAGGCGAACGTCCTGGTGCGCTGTGGGCGCCCCATGGAGGCGGCACGGGTCGAGGCGGAGGACATCGTGGCTTCACTCCTGGGCGACCTGGCGCGACTCGGGTGCGCGGGCGTGCCCATTGACCAGTTGTTCCGGCGGGCGAGGGTCTACCGCCTCCGATGCCAGGGCAACACGGTCCAGATCATCAGCGAGCGCATGGGTGTCAGCATCGCCACGGTGAAGCGGGACATCGTCTGCGAGCTGCGGCGGAGACGGTCGGCGGTCTGACACCTCAAAGGCTCATCAGGTGAGCCAAGCCCCGCCCAACCCTGAACCTTGCAGGGGGACCGGCCAATGCCGGGCACGCGTTCAGCGCGAACCCCCTGCACCCCTATCTGGTGCCCGTGTCTGACCTCGTCCTCACCTACAGCCAGTCCACCGGGCTCCTCATCGACCCGGCGCTGGGCCATGTGGCGCTGGGCTGGGCGGGCAACTCGGCAGGCAAGAACGACCCGACCATGGAGCAGGTCCACTGCATCGGCCCGCTGCCCAAGGGGCTCTACCGTGTCGGCCCGTGGGAAGCGCAGCACCCTGGCCTCGGCCCGCTGGTCGCGCACCTCGAGCAGATCGAGGGTGAGTCCTACGGGCGGGACGGGTTCTACATCCATGGCCCCGCGGTGGACCCGTCGCACTACGGGCAGGAGTCTAAGGGGTGCATCGTGATCCCGAGGGCGGGGCGCGAGAAAGTCTGGTCGCTGGACCCTGGGTTCGTGCGGGTGGTGGGGTGAACTACCTCAAGCGGCTCATGGACCGCACCGACCCCAGCGCGTCCCTGCGCCATGCAGCCTATGCGGTCGTGGTGGCCTGCGGGTGCGGCTGGCTGACCTTCGGCGTGCGGCATCTGGACGGGAACTGGGTGGCAGCGTTCGCCGCGCTCCTGGCCGCCGTGACCGGTGCCAAGATCGCTCACAAAGAATCCACCCCCGGCTCTGGGGCGAGTGCCGGAACACCACCTGCTGGGGACGGGGGTGGACCCAATGCTTAAGTGGTTCCTGCTGGGCGCGTTTCTGGGTGTGCTGGGGATGCTTGGCGCTTGCTGGCGGGGCGTCTGGAAGGCCATGCGGGGTGTGGAGTGACTCCCCGCCTGTCCCACATCCTCCTGGGCGCGGCCTGCGCTGTGGGGCTCGTCGGGCTCATCGCCTGGGGCTCTGGCAAGTTCGCGCAGCACACCGAAACCAAAGCCGAGATCCAGGAACACATCGACGAAGGGAAGGCCACCACCCATGCCGACGCGGCTGCAAAAATCCCGGATCATGCGGCCCCGCTTCAGGGTGCCGAGGACGCTGTGGCTCGGGCACGGGCCAAGGTGGCGCGAACTGGTGACCACCTGGCGCCCCAGCCAGGGCCTTCCGTTCCTGATCACACGGGTGCGGGTCAGACCGTGCCCGACGCTATGGGTGCTGATCCAGGAGTGCAGGGTCTACGTGACGCCCTTGCCGCCGAGAGAGAACTGAGCGCAGCGCAAGACGCACAGATCGGCGCATTAAAGGCCGCCTATGCGGATGAACAGCGGAGATCCGCCGAATACAAAGCCGCCTTCGAGGCCGAGCGCCGCCGGGCAACCGGCCTGGAGATCGCCCTGGCGGCGCAGAAGCACGTCAGCGGGGCAGACAAGTGGCTGGGACGGGTCCAGGGCTTCGCCGTGGGCATTGGGGCGGGGTATGTAGCCGGGAGAGTCAAATGAGCGCACCAGTCCAGACCCCTTGGCGGCTTGACCGCTCCGTGAATGTGGGCGACCTGCTCGTCTTCCTGACTCTGCTGGCCTCCGGCATCGGCTACGTCATCCACCAGGACGCCCGCTCCACCAAGACCGAGGTTGAGGTCGTCAGCCTCAAAGAGACCGACACCCGCCACGACCAGGCCATCAAGGACATCCAGACCGGCGTGGACCGACGCATGGAGCGGATCGAGGCCAAGCTGGACCGCTTGATTGAGCGGGGGCGCCAGTGAACCCCGTCTCGCTCCAGACTGACACCCAGCGCACGCTGGAGACCTACCGCAATCTGCCCGCCACGCTCATCGCAGGCACGGACGCCATGCGCGACGCCGGGAAGGTCTACCTGCCCCAGCATCCTGCCGAGTCTACCCCCGCGTGGACCGCCCGCCGGGACGGGTCGGTGCTCACCCCCGCCTACCGGGACGCCATCGACCTCGCCTGCGGGCTCATCTTCCGCAAGCCAGTGGAGCTGGGCGCGGACGTGCCCCCTGACGCCGAGGAGTGGCTGGAGAACGTGGACCTGACGGGCCGGGACATCACCCAATTCGCCCAGGACGTGCTCCGGGATGCCTTCATGGGCGTGACCTATGTGGTGGCAGACTACCCCCGCGTGCCCACCGGTTCGACCTTGGCCCAGGAACGGGCGATGGGCGTGCGGCCCTACCTCGTCCACGTCAAGGCGTCCCAGGTGCTCGGCTGGCGCTCCCAGATGATCAACGGCAAGCCGGTCCTCACCCAGTTCCGCTACCTGGAGACGGCCACGGAGCCGGACGGCCAGTTCGGGGAGAAGGCCGTTCAGCGCGTGCGGGTGCTTGAGCCCGGCATGGTCACGGTCTACACCAAGGCCGACGACCAGGACGACTTCACCCTGGACCCGGAGAACTCCGGCACGGTGACGCTGAAGGAGATCCCGGTCATCCCCATCTACACCGGGCGCACCGACTTTTTCCAGGGTCTTCCCCCCCTGCGGGATCTGGCATGGAAGAACGTCGAGCACTGGCAGAGCGCCAGCGACCAGCGGAACATCCTGCACGTCGCCCGGGTGCCTCTGCTCTGCACCATCGGCGTGGACGGCGGCGACCTCGTGATCGGCCCCCAGAACATCCTGTCGCTGCCCATCGGCGGGGACGCCAAATGGATCGAGCACACCGGAAAGGCCATCGACGCAGGCCGACAGGATCTCCAGGACCTCGAAGACCAGATGCAGAAGATGGCGGGCAAGATGCTCGACAAGGGCACCGTCAAGACCGCCATGGAGGCGGGCGTCGAGTCTACCCAGGCCATGAGTCGGATCCAGGCCTGGGCCGTGGGTCTCGCCTCGGGCCTGAACTCGGCGTGGAAGATGGCTGGCCAGTGGATCGGCCAGGACCTGGGCGAACTGGGCGTCAACACCGACGTGGACACGAGCCGCCCCGACGCCCTGTTCCTGACCGAGATGCGGAACGCGGTCATAGCTGGCCTGCTGACCAAGGAAACCTACCTCCGCATCCTGGACCAGGCCGAGGTGCTGCCGTCCGGGTTCGACGTGCAGGATGAGATTGATCGCCTGGACATGGTGGGCCCCGACGTGATGCCCGGCACCAAGCCCGGAGCGTCGGTGGGGACGCCCTGCCCCGACTGCGGGACCAAATGCACGACCGCCTGCTGCCCGGATTGCGGGACTAAGATGCCCGTGGGGGCTTAAATGGCCCTCCAGGACGCCTGGCAGTCCGCCGTCCTCAAGAACAATGTGCAGTTCATGCGCTACGAGGCGGGGCTGCGCCAGCAGATCCTCGACATGGTGGACCAGCTGGGCCGTGACCTGGTGGCCGACCTCGCCAATGGTGGTCTTGAGACCCCGCGCACCGACTGGCAGCGGGCACGGCTCCGCAACCTCATCGCCGAGGCCGAGAAGACCGTGGGCACAGCCTACGAGGACATTGCCGCCGTCCAGAACGATGGCTTGTCCCAGGGCGTGAAAGTCTCCACCCAGAACCTGGTGGCCGCCATGAATGAGGCCGCGGGCGTCGAGGTGCTGGCCGGCGTGAAGTGGACCCCGGCACTCCTCAAGGCGCTGGTGGACGGGACGCTGACCAACGGTGCGCCGTCTGCTGAATGGTGGGGGCGCCAGGCGGCGGACCTCGTCCAGGCGTTCCAGGACCAGATGCGCCAGGCCATGCTCCAGGGCGAGAACCTGGGCAGCATGGTCGCTCGCCTTAAGGACTTAATGCTCACCCGCACCCGGCAGGCTGAGGCACTGGTCCGCACCAGCGCCATGGCCGTGAACAATGCCGCCCAGCTCGCCACCTGGACCGAGAACGCCTCCGAGGGCGACCTGCTCCAGTGGGACGCCACCCTGGACCCGAAGACGTGCCTGGTCTGCGGCGCCATGGACGGCCAGCAGTGGCCGGTAGGTGAGCCGCACGAGACCGCCCCACTCCACTGGAACTGCCGGTGCGGCGTGGTCCCCGTGGCGTCCATGTGGATGAAGCTGGGCATTGAGCGCCCCGCGGCCCAGCGTGCGGCACGGGGCGGTCCTGT